GAGTTGACAACAAGTACCGATTTGAACAGAAGTGAAGGAATAATGAACGATTTGCTTCAAAAACAACCATGGGCACATGACAGATTACTTGATTTAGTAGCATACAATGAAGTAATGTATAGAGCAATTGGCATTGAAGCTTAAATTCAAGGTGGAGGTCACATTGGATAGTGGAGATACAATGATTTAATTGCATGGGACTTCGATTTAGACACAAGTGTAAGAGAGTCAGAATTGTGGCTACTGAAACTCTTTAATTAACCAGATATTTTAAATTCAAATGTTATGGATATGGACGACAAAACTTTGATTGACAGAGTTTTGCCAAAGATTTCTTTGTCTTTAGATGAGCCAGTGGAAGAACACTAGAACTTCTACTAGATTGCCAACATTCCAGATCAGAGACAAACATATGTTCACACAGAAGGAAGTATGGTCGAAAGATGGGGAATTGATGGTGACTATGTGAGAAATGAATTTTACTGTATTGATGATACAAGAGAAGACATTTTCCACAACTACAAAACAAAATTATAAGCTGAAAAGAAACACTGGATGTTTAGAAAAGAGGTCATAAGAAATTTATCCGTCAAAAATTACCTAGATCATGAACACATTGATCAGGTAACGGATGATTATAAAGATGTGCTAATACCACTGGGAGGAAGTGAGTTGAGCCATAAAATGTTTAAGCATGGAATTCTAAAATCAGCAACCTGTGATGATGTTGATAATTATAGTCTATTAATAAGACTAATGCATACAAGTGAGTGTGAGAAATGTTAGAATAGTGCATTGAGTATGCCAAATGACTTTTTTAAAAATCATTGCATTAATCAGTGATAAAACGAAGGATGATCAAATCAGTATTGAAGGCAAGACAATTGTTGTCACACACAACCTTGGTGATTACCAAGTTTATTAACTGACGTAATAACTGACAAAAACTAAGAATATGGTACACGTTATAAGTTATAACTAACTTGCATACAATATGTGCAACCATTAGTGAATACAATCCAATACCTTTAGGTGAATGGTCAGAATAAATAGCATGTGCAGACTGATAACATGTATGTTAGACAGTTCGTTAAAATGGCATTGAGTCATTATGGAACAAGTGTAAGTTAATATTGTCCCTATAACATCATATTAGAGCATGATGTTTTCTATAAGGATCATATTGTGATGAGTTTGATAAGAAACACTCACGACGGTATTGTAACAAAAACAGTGTGTGTTGATTATTTAAAATTGAGTGAGTTGATGTGGATGCAATTCAAGAACATTGATGAACCAGTGGATTAATAATTCGACTTATGGCATTTGGTTAAAGATTTAGTGAAATGCAGACAAAATGAAATTAACAATGACATGCAACACAACCTTGGTAAATTGTGTTACCAAGTATTAAATGATGCATAAGGATCAATAATTGGTTAATAGATGAAGGTTGAAAAAGATACGATAAGCAGATCTGGGGCAATTGTTTATAGACATGGCACCAAACATGTGGTGTTCTACTCAATTCCATTCAATAAATTCATCAAAATCAATTTAGACGATGAGATGATGTTTGACGACAACAATGAAAAACTAATTAAAACACCATCAAAAGAGCAAGATGATAGTGAATCAGGTGATGAGGATGAATTTGATATCAATTAAGCCAGTTCTAGAAAGTTAATTGTTACTGAGTAAAAGAGAGGCAATGCTGACAGATTGGCCACGATTGGTTAAAACACTGAACAACAGGAGATTAAGAGTGAAAGTTTAAAAGCAACACATACATATAAAATTGAAGAACAAACACAAGTTGACAAGAACACACTTATACAAGAGCACATTTAAAAACATGGATACACTTCAAACAACACTATGACAGCCAAAGATTATAAGGAAGAATAAGAAAAGATAGACGCTGTAAACTAGAAAAACCAAGGTGCAGCCAGAAGAGACATTCAAATGATTACAAATGATTCACATGTTGAGTACGTATTCTGTGAGCAGAACATTGGTAATTAAAATTAACACAAATTACAACCCATGGGATTTACAAAATCGGATAAAGTGCTTGATATACCTGTG